TCTCACGTAAGATTGGTCGTCTTGGTGAGACTGATTATCCTGATCCTGATGTTATGGGTTATAATCCATGCGCTGAACAGTCTTTGGCTGCTTATGAAACTTGTTGTTTAGCAGAAGTATACTTGCCCAACATCGAGAGCAAAGAACAGCTATTAGATGTTTGCCAGTTGCTGTACCGCATCAACAAGCACAGCCTTGCACTGCCTTGCCACCTGAAAGAAACAGAAGACATTGTGCATAAGAATATGAGAATGGGTATTGGTGTTACAGGTGTGTTGCAAGCTACTGAGGAGCAACGTAGCTGGTTAAATGATACCTATCGCCGACTTCGTGAGTTTGATTTTAAGTACAGTCATGAGCATGGTTTCCCTGAGTCTGTGAAGCTCACCACTGTAAAACCAAGTGGGACTTTGTCGTTGCTTCCGGGAGTTACTTCAGGATGTCATCCAGCATACTCACAATACATGATTCGTCGTATTCGTATCGCTGCAGATCATGCGTTGGTGCAAGTATGCCGTGAGCATGGCTATCCTGTAGAGTATCAGCGTAACTTCGATGGCTCTGAAGATCACAGCACAATGGTTGTATCATTCCCATTCTGCTATCCTGAAGGTACTAAGATTGCTGCTGAGATGACCGCTATCGATCAATTGGAAGTAGTGAAGTGGCTACAGGCTAACTGGTCAGACAATAGCGTATCCTGCACTGTATACTATCGTAAGGAAGAATTGCCTGAGATTCAGAAGTATCTAGCCAAGAACTACAAGAATAATCACAAGTCCTTGTCATTCTTATTACATAACGAACACGGGTTCCACCAAGCGCCTTTGGAGGAGATTACTAAAGAAGCGTATGATGCTTTGGTAGCTTCGACACAACTAATTACTCATGTTGATGAAGCTAGTTTTGATGGTGGCGACGAGTGTGCCAGCGGAGCTTGCCCAGTCAAATGATAATTAACCTACACTTTATTACTGGGTTCTGTATCGGGTTTGAGTATGTTCCTAGTTTTGATGACGAGTCTCATTTCGTCATTGATCTAGGGATTATTAGAATCCTGTTCAGTACTCCTCACGACGACTGAGGCGGCTGGTTCACCTAATACCCAGAAATACATATTTGCCCCTTTAGCCCCGCTTCGGCGGGGTTCTTTTTTGTTACAAATTGTCGGTAGATTTTAATAAGTACCTACAAAATGTGTAGTATATTACGCAAAATTCCTAGTACCAGCTTTATCAATAATTAAGGCTTGTCTACGTGGCTTGTCAGAAGCACCGTTAGGAACGCTTATATGCGTCCAAGAGCCGAATTCTTCGATGATTTGGTCAAAGGGTATGTCCGAAGCCAAACACGCCTCTACGACCTGTTTAGGGGTCATTCCGGGAACTCTGATATCAGCAGCACACCCGATGCGATGTTGGCTGGAATCTCGACTTCCAACAGAATCATTCACAGCCTTAGAGCGAAAGCCTGAATTAATCATAATCGGCTTACCTAGTAAAGACCTAACTTGCTCAAGCAAGGCTGCCAATCGAGTTAGATTAGCAACCTCACTAGCGTTAGGAGTATTATTTAGGTTCTTACGCTCTGCTACTTCAGAGTGAGTTAACTCTTCTAAGGTAAAGTTATTGCTTAGGTTCATCTTTCTTCGCCTTCATATCCATGATTTTCTCTAGGGTACGACCTCCAAAGTAGAAGGACATAATCAACATCCCCCACTGACCGAGAAGCTCAACGTACTTTTCATTAGCATTAGACCCAAAGGCTGACATCATAGCAAATATAAAGTAAGCACCTAGAATAAAGATTAATGTCATAGGTCGTATGTTTTTAGACAACCAGCTATCACTAGCCATGTCTGCTTCTTGACGCTTGGTAAGCTCCTGAGCTTCTATGTTGTCAGCGTTTAACTCCGCTAACTTACCTTCTTGTTGCATCTGTAGTAGTTCTTTTTGCGCCTTAGCCTTAGCTTCTGGATCAGGAATGAATTTATCTAGGACTTTCATCCCCACATCAAATAGTGCCATTAATGGTAACATTATTTCTTAATCCCCCAAGTTAAATACCAAGCAATCCACGCAGCCACAAGATAGCAGATAACCATGACTCTTTTAACCTTCTTAACTTCTTCGCTAAAAAACTTCTTATCATTATCTTTCTCTTTCAATTGTCGTTGCTTAATTTGTTGAATCTCCGTCCACGCAGCTTTACCGTGTTGACGAATAATGTCTCGTTGTAGTTGTTCTTCAGTTTGTTTTGCTCGTAGTAAGCGTTCCCACTCGTTGACAGCAGATACAATCGTACTGTCTGCATGAACATACTGTTCTCTACGGCGTTCGTTAAGACGCTGTTGAGCAACATCTACAGCATCTTTCTGTACATCGGTAATACTCTTGGTAATGGACTTACTAGCCTGACGACTAGCATCCATACTACCTGTTACAGACTTTGCTCCTTCGAGAAACCCAAATTGGTCTGACATGGAATCATATTCTTAATTATTATTGTGTTTCAAATAGTTCAAATTGTAAGTTAGGTTCAACTGGAGCTGGCTGTTCTTCAAACTGCTCCATTGTAGCTTCTTTAACTCCGCCGTAAATATAACGAGGAGCAATGCTTTTAAAACTTTCTTGAATCTTCTTAAAGTTTGCAGGATTGTTAATCTTAAAGTCCATTGTTCTAGCAACTTTAGATAGTTTCTCTAGACCGTCTTTATCTAACAGCAAATCTCCAATAGCTTTATCTGTGGCTTCTTTAAGCTGTGCTGTGTTGACTCTAGTAGCCAAGCGTACAATCTTTTGCGGAATACTGGCAATACGGTCACGGAATGTAGATGTAATAAACGGAGCATCTAAGCCGGGAATACCTAACTCAGTTAGTTTTTTGTTAACTAAATCTAACTCAGATCTCATTAATACAGCGCTAATATCGTCTACATTGGCTCGGTTAACAGCATCGGATAATTTAATAAAGTCTTTGATCGAAGTCTGATAGCCTTTACCAAATACCTGATTGATAACTTTAGCATTCTTAGGATCAGCTAAGAAGTTTAAACCGCCGTCAGGGAACTCTCGTGCTTTGTTAACAATTTCTGCACGGATAGAGTTATAGACAGCTTTAGAGCTGGCAGGGTCAAGATCTTTAAGATCCTTAGTAATCTTTGCAAAGAAATTAGGATCAGTAAATAACTTATTAGCGACTTCTGTGTAGTTCGGAACAGCCACGCCTTTGTCATCTTTAACACTAATAACAAAGTTGTCAGCAATACGCTTATCTGCTGTCTTTTTTAGTTCATCAATATTTGCTCTAGCAACCCGCAAAGTACCATCATCAATCAATGCGGTGTTTAACATTGTCCGCATCTCTGGTAGTTGCTCTAAGACCGAATCTTTTTGACGAATATAGTTACGTAATGCTCTATAGTCTAAGACATCGTTCTTAATGACTTTGTTATACGCATCGGCAATAATTGCATTGTTTGCAACCTTAATACCTTCAGGACCTACAGCGTTTAAAAACTGGTTTAAGGATGAACTGTTCTTTATGATTACAGGAGCCACTTGCTCGGCATAACGCTTAGCGTCAATATCCTTGATACCTTGAGCTGAGAAAGGAATACCAATCTTCTCGTAAAACAGGCGATCAGTGTCGACTAACCGCTGGTTAAAGTCACCGGGAATCGACTGTCGAGATTCATTTACAAAGTTTTCTAACTGGTTAATACGCCGAGATTCATCAAGCGTTAGTCTCTCACGCTGAAACTCATTAATGGCTCTCTTCAAGGAATCAACATTCTCGAAGGACAAAGGCTTAAATACTTCTTCTCCAGTATCTAGCTTTTCTGGAGCCAATTTAGAGATAATCTGACGATCAATCGGAGTATTGCGACCAAAGATATCTCGTAGATTGTTCTGCTCCACAAAGCGATATATGCTTTCTACCTGAGCTTCTGGAAGCTGTGCATTAGCGGCAGTAGCGTCATTAATAATAGATTGATAGACAGGCTTAATATCTTTAGCCACATCCTTGCGCCGTACTTCCACAAGATTCTCAATTGCTTTACCTATGTCAGCTTGTCGTTCTGCAGGAACAAATTTAGAACTTAAATTTTCAATCTGATCATCAATAGCGTTTAATCTGCGTTGTGCGGAACTTAGATTAATACCTTGTGGCTGTACTGCAGCATAGCGAGTACCGAATAACAGTTCTGACCGTTGATCAATAGCAGATGCTAAGTTCTGTAATTCGCTTTCAACACGCTGACGGAACTGTGGATTCTCTTTAGCTAGTTTCTGTACTTGGGACTTAACAATAGCATTGTCTGACATTGCAACCATTAGAGGAATCTGGTCTTTACTTACAATATCCCCGATACGGTTATATTCTGTAACAACATCATCAATCTTTTGATTGGTTGGTAAATCCGAAGCAATCTTTTCTAATAAACGCTTTGCTGCTCCAGACGCATATGCTTCGTTAGCCGATGCAGGATCAGTCTTTACAAGTTTATACTTGTCATAAATCTGTTTTCCTATATTGGTTATGCCTTTAATACCTTGCTCAACAGCTGCTGCAGAAGGAATACCAGCAATTGCTGTACTAATTGTACCGATAGCTCTACCAGTTTCTCCAGTGCCGCCAAGTCTTTTTTCAACTTGTTCACCAAGAATACCGCCTGTTTCGGCAGTTGCTCCTAAGCCAAATAAGGAAGTAGCACGAGCTGTTACATTAGTTGCAGCTTGCGTAGCCCAATCAGATAGTTTAGACGTGGTTTTAACGGCAGGACCAACACCAATGTAACCGAGAGGATCGGATAACATCCGTGCGCCTCCGCCCACAATCTCAGATCCTACACCGGGGGCTTTCATCCCAGTTTCTGCGCCCGTGATATTTGCAGCAGTTTTTTGTAAACGCTGAACATTTCTACCAAAGCGTTCTCCGATACCTCCTTGTTCGCCTTTGCCGGTAACTAAACCTTTAACTGGCTCGATAAGGAAAGTATCAAGAATAGCCTGCCCTAAAACAGCACTATCTGCTAATCCTAGTTTAGCCTGATTAGCAATATAATCAAAAGTACTTATTGCTTTGGTTGCTTCTACATCAGGATTAACTTCAAAAGGATCAACAATGGTTTTACCTCCGGGACTATCTAATGGGTCAACAATGCTCATTTGGACTTTCCGTATTTTTGATTGTAAAATGTTGTTAATTCAGCATCAGAAACATTTGGATTGCTCTGTCTAGCTAAAGTAAGCCATTCTGTTAGTGGAGGAGCTTGTTTCTTACCAGCACCAGCGGGAGTGGTAGTCTTTAACGCAGGACCAACTAAGTTATCAACAATGGTTTTATCAAATTTAGATGCTGACAGCACATCTCTAGCTTGCTTCTGTCCTGCTGTATAAGAGGCTTCGACTTGACGCTGAAGAACTGCTACACCCTTTAAAACATCATCAATTTTAGCATTGCTTGGCGCACCAGTAATAAACTTAGCTACGCCATCTACAATATCAGCAGCAATACCACCAGAGCCTAAAATGTTTTTTAGTTCATTCTGTCCTATCTGACTATCGCCAACTAACTTAACCAAAGATCGTTGGAATTGTGGAAGCTGGCTTGAATTACCAGCTTTAATCATTTCACCGTAATTTTGAATAGTTTTAACCGTACTTAGATTCTCTTTTGATTTACCAAGATAATCATTAACAAGAGATTGTGCAGTACGCAAGTCTGGAATCTTAGCTTCTCCGGGCATGACAGTAGCTCCGGCAGCTGCTACTGTAGATTTTTGTGCAGTTTTCCATTTAGCAAATGCATCTGCAGCTAACGCACGACCTTCTACTGTATCTGGATATTTAGTTAATAAATTATTATAATATGCTTGTTCAGCTTGATTTTCAGGAGTTCCTAGTTTTTCTTTAGTAGCAACTGACATATTTCTAATAGCTTGTGTCTGCAACTCAGCTTGTTTTAATCCTGTTGTTAATATTTCATCAGCTCTCCGAACTGCCTGTTGAGCAACATCTGGAGCAAACTGTGCCACTGCTTGAGCAAACTGACGTAATCCATCAGCACTGGTCATGTCAAACTGTGAAGCTAACTGTCTAACTTGTGTAGCACGATTAAGTTGCTCATCACCGCCAAGGAGCTGAGACACACCTCGACCAATACCAGCACTGCCTTGATAGATTGCCATGTTAGCCCGCTGTAGCGGGTCTAGTTGTGCAAATCTAAATGCTTGATTAGAGTCTAGGACTTGTCGTTGCTGTTGCAATGCAGCAGGATCAATACCAAATAAACTATTTACGATGTCAGCCATCTTAATCTCTCCACGTTAAACTACCTTCGCTACCACCAGCGCCACCAAACCCGCCTCCGCCACCGCCAAAGAGACTACCAAACCCACCACCGCCACTCATGGAGCCTCCTAAACCACTCAAGGCTGTTCCTAATGGACTGTAGCCTTGGTATTGAGCATAAGCATCTGCCGCAGCTTTCTGTGGTTGTAAATACAGATTACCTGCGGATGCCCCTGCACCCGCCTGTAGACGAGCTAATTCTTGACTCATTGCAAATGGCTGTTGTCCTAGTCCTTCTACTGTTCTTGCTAAACCAAGTTGTGTTTCTAATGGACCATAACCAGCAGACGTTAGACGAGGTACTTGACCTAATAGTTCTCCGCCAGTACCAAATAAACCAGCGCCAAAGCGTGTCTGTGCCATTCCTTGTTCTTGTCCACGAGCAGCTAATTCTAAATCTTGTCGTGCTAAAGAATTATAATATGCTTGCAATTCAGGGGAAGTAGGAGCGCCTCCTGTACCTGCTTGAACACCTAAACCGCCACGACCACGAGCAAATAAACTACTACGCACGCCAGCCAACTGAGCTTCTCTGCTTGGTGCTAATAATGCTTGCTGTTGTCTAACATATTGCTGTGCTGCTTCTTGTGGTGATTGTGCTAGGTATTGTTGACCTAGATTAAATAATGAAGCTGCGCCACCCATAATAGGCTGTGCTGCCATTCCTAATTGAGTAGGATCGTAACCACCAGCACTGGTTAATAAACGATCACGTATAGCTTGAAGTTCTGGAGTTAACTCATAACCAGCTTCTTCAACTTGTCCAAGTTCATTGGTTGTAAATCGAGAAGTTCCAAAGCCAGTCCGAAGCCCGATAGGACGGAACTGTGCCATCTGGGACGAACGTAATCCTGCGGCTCGAAGAGCCTCTGCTTGTCCTTTAGCAGCGTCTGCTCCTTTGCTTCCGCTAATCAGACCTCCGGCTAAGCCTAGAACCGGACCTGCAAATGCCGCTATGCTACTACCCATGATTAATCACTCCAATAATAAATATATATTATGTTACCTTTTAAACCTATTTCTTGTGAAAACAGTTTAAAACCTAACGCTGCAATAAACTTCAAATAACCGGTTGTCTCGTATTCTTTGCAGCAATATAACGGACCACCGTGTAACTCTGTAAAACTATTCCAATCTTTCTTCAATGCTTTAAACACTGTTGGACTCCAGTTATGCACATCACAGTGCATGAACGGGAGACCTTGAAACTCTTCTATATAAAACTTATAATCCGGTCTAATGATGACAGGAATCTTAATCATCAAGTCTTCATAATAAATGCTAATGCATAATACGGAGGCAAGTTCTGATCTGTTCCGCTAGAACCTGTTGTGCTGTTTGCAACAGTAATACCAGTTGTTGCTGATTGTGTACTAGATCCAGAACTTGCTTGGCTGGCATCTGTGCGTCCGGGTTGACCAGCATTTGAATTAATACCGTAACTTGGACTAATAGAATGTGAGTGTCCGGGGTCTGTAACAGTTGCTGTATGTGTGTGGCTTACAACTATAGCGTCTTTAGTACCGCCAGTTAATGTATTACCACCAGTAACAGTAGTATTTGCTACTCCAGTATTATCACTATGAGCACCGATAACAAATCTATTACGCAGATCAGGAGTGCTGTTGGAACCATTACACAATACCCAACCTGTAGGAATTGTAGCAATAGAACCAGACCACATCATAATCATGCCTGAGCTAAACGCACTAGCTAAAGCAGTTTGCACAAACGCAGTAGTAGCTAATTGTGTTGTGTTTGTAGCAGCAGAAGCTGTAGGTGCTGTAGGAGTTCCTGTTAGAGCAGGACTGTTTAAGTCTGCTTTAGAAGAGATAGCAGAAGCTACCGCAGTTAACTCCGTATCAATTTCAGCACCTTTAACAATCTTTCCTGAGTTACCAGTAGGTAATCCATCTTTAGCTGTAAAGTTAGTAGCTTTTGTGTAATTACTCATATCCGTTCCTTAGATTAAAGTCTTTCCTTTTTTAATTCCCACGTCAATCTTCTGTATCGACAGAGGATTGCCATTGATGTCTGCTTCTAATCCTAATTGCATGACAGTGCCTTGACCGCCAGCATTAACAGAGAAGCGGTCCAATACAATACCTGAACTATATTCAGCAATGTTGTATTCTGATGATCCCGGTATCGTGTCTACAGTAGAATTGTTATATTCATATACAACAGCAGTGTCTAGATTATAAGTAGTAGCTTGATAGCCTTCAGTGTAATCAAAACCCCACTTAATAGCGACTGCCTGATTCGTACCGCCAATTAATACCCAGCCAATCTTCTTTAATACTTTTAATGCAGTAGCAGCATCAAAGTCAAAGTAGTTAGTGTAATACTGTAATCGATACGCAGTCGTGTTGTCGCTATATCCAAAGTATTTGCCAATGTAACCCGGCTTACCTATCAGTAGGTTTCTATCCTGTGTTACACAGAATGCCTTTGGCTCTAAACTATCCCAAATCGTTACACGCATTGAGTTGTCTTGCAATGCAGCTCTTGTGTCAAAGCAATAGACAAACTTCGTAGTCGGTAGCGTTAATAAATAAATAGCATCACGCTCAAAATAAATACTCTTAATCTTAGTTAAGTCTGTTTCTGACGATACTGCCGACATCAATTCATCACGAACATTCTTAGATATATCACGCATTGGTAGCGACTTCTCTTGAATTACTCGTGAGAGGCTACGCACACCAGCATCGGATAAAAATAATACATCTGTGCCTAAGCTCTGAACTGAATCACGAGCAATACATCCTACGTTGTTTAATATTTCTACTAAGGTTAACGAAGCAGTATCTAAAGGATTAGCGTAGATTGCTGTGTTCTTTTTACCAAAGAATATAATGTATCCATTGTGTGCTGCGGCAGCAACTACAGGGTCTCCGTTAGGTAATACCTCTTCTAAATTAATATAACCAGCAGAACCATCTAAGAAGTCAGAGCCTTCTAATAAGTTACTAAAGTAGACAGTCTGTGTATCTCCACTGATGCCACCGCACCAAACCCTACCGTAAGCAGATATAACCCAACTAGGCATAAACGATGCTGTATTGTGATTAGATGGTAGTTTAGCTGCGTCACCTACTCGTTGGAAACCAAAAGTACCACTATCGTGAGATCCAAAAGGATTACCAGAAACAGGTAACTCATG